TCCGCCATCCGTTGGCTCGTCTGGCTGATCTGGGTCGCCGACTTTACCCTTCAGGTAAAGCTCGTAGTATCTAAGTGGCATGTATCCAAGCGGGCTTGGCATCCACACCTCATCGCCCATTTCCCCAACGCCCTCTTGACCCCGCTCCTTGAGCGCGTCGTTTAGTCTGAGCCATGGAAGACCGGCAAGTGCGGACTTGTAATATTCAGCAACAACCTGAGCGGACTCTCGGCCAACATCTGTATAAACAAACCGGAGATTCCTGTCATAAAGCCAGACAACCTCTCGGGTCATGTAGTCGGCAATAAGCTCGCACAGCGGGGCAATGCCGTTGTCAGCGGTGAACGCAGCGCCGTACTCGGACGTGCTCTTGTTCACATCGAAGTTAAGCCCGATGTCTTGTGGCTGAACGCCAAACACCGCGCAAATCTTTCGTGCCAGATAAATCTGCCATTCCATAAACTGCATGTCGCGGTTTGACTGCGCCATTGGAATCCACTTGACTCCCTTGCCACCGCCAGTGATTGCGGTCTGGCTCTTTCCGGCAATTTCGCCTTCCCAATAATTCTTAAATGCGTCAACCTGGTCTGGTCGCACACCCTCGCCAAGGTCAATAATTCCAGGCGGTGTTGCCTGCTCCACAATATTGTTGTTGTACTTTGCCGCTCGAAGGTCCGCCTCAATGGTCTCGGCAAGAACCTCTAGCGGGGAAAGCCCAAGCGGTGAATAGGTAACCCTATTCCCAACAATTACAATCATCTCTTCATTAAGGTATTCGCCAATGATCTTTCCGGTCTCGTCGTACTCAAAGTATCTTGGCTTCTTGAGATTTGAACCGTCCCACTCTGGGTCAAATGCAATGCGCGCCCCGTCTTTTGGCCAGAGGCTCTTTATGGGTCGACCAGTTCTTCCGGCCCTAGATCCGACAGTGAATTCTTTTTCAATGCAGCCCTGGTCAAGAACGAGAACGTCCTCAACAATTGGCTCAATAAAAGACCGCCAAGAATCCATTCTTGTGTTTGGATCTCTTAGCAAAGCCTTAATCGCTTTTACATTGGCCTCATTGACTTCACCGCTGCCGTCAATACTGACGATGTCCCACTTCGCGCGGCTGATCTGCTGTCGCCTAAGATTAATCGCAGATCGAATCCATGGGTTTGTTCTTGACCACTTGCGCAGTTGATTTACTGATCGCTTTTGAACGGTTCCCTTGCCAGCGCCGCGAGCATACGGCTGGGCATCGTAATTTGGAATAAGGATTGCATCCTTAAGTAGCTGGGCGTCAACCTCTGATTGTGCAATCTTTTCTTGCTGCTGTCGCTTCTCCCATGGCATCATTACCATAGATTTTCCTCCTTTGGCTTTCTGGTGCGCCAAGAACGAAGCGCCCCAGATACTGCAATTCCATCAAGGTCTTTATTCACAATTGATCTGGCCTCCGAATAGTTAAATGGTATCAAACGAACGCCGTCGACAATTCCGACGCCGCGAAACGATGGGAGTCTACCCCACCACTTTGGGACAACGAATCTACCGTCCTCAAATTGAAGCTCTATGCTTTCGTTAACGTCCAGCATCCTCTTCGCCTTCCCCAGAGTCCTCGGTCTCGTCAGATTCACCAATAGCAGCTATTGCCATTTCGAGACCCATATAGTCAGACATATCTGTTGGGTTTTCTTTTCTGAAAGTTTCCCAAAAGCCATCGTACTCTCTGTCTTCGGAATCTTCCAGCCTTACGAGTTCTTCTTCCACGTGGCGCTGATACTTGATTTGCTGCGGAACGCTTCTCTTTACCCTTGAGAGAACCTTATGGCATTGAGGGCAGACGGAGTACCTCTTTTGGCCCTTTGCCCTTGGGACCATTGGCTCCGGTATCAGCTCGATTTCGTGATGATCCTCGCCGACCATGATTGTACATAGGGCGCACCTTGGGTGAGCCCTATGTATCTCCTCATACCTCTTCATGACTGGGGCGAGCATTTTCTGGATCTTGCGCATGGCCAACACAATGCCCAGGATGCCAGCCTCGGCACCCCGTAATTCAATGCATAGCTCGCACTTGACCGCGGTGTTATCACACATGTCAAGATTATACATCAACCGTCAAGTAAATCTTATGACCGCTATGATAAATTCACGTAGGAATCAAGGGGCTTGCAAAATGGCCCCATAGGGGAGATTATTTGGAAGTGCTTATACGGGACTATCTGCTGACACCGGCGTCTAACAGGGGTCTCGAGCGGTCTTCCGCAAAATACAGCAATTGGGGGGTTTACCTTGGAATTTAAAATTTATACCAACGCTCTAAAGGCCTACGAGACCGAAGACGGCGAGCGATATGTTGCAGGGACAACCTCATCGACAATTAGGGATCTCCACGGCGACGAGATGTCGCTAGACGCCTTGAAGACCATGGCGGAGACTGCAAGACAGAATATGACGGTCTTCCTAAATCACAACTACAATGTTCCCGAGGACCTTTTTGGTTCTGCTACTAGCGCCGAGATCGTAAAGCGATATGACCGTGAGACAAACGAGGAAGTGTACGATCTTGACCTTAACATCCGAGTTGTCAACGAGGACGAAAACCCAGAAGCTCTTCGCGCATATCGAGCAATAAAGCGCGGGGTAAAGCTCGGCCTTTCTATCGGGGCGCGAGTTGAAAAGGCCAGACGAAAGGCCGCAGAAGGCGACAAGCCAGAATCAATTGTCATCGAAAAAGTTCGCCTCCTTGAGGCGAGCGTTGTTGGAATTCCAGCAAACCAGAGATCATATCTTCAGAATGCTATCAAGAGCCTGAAGTCTGCTCCAGAAGTTGACAGCGATGTCTTCTCTGAGCCATCAGACGAAACAAAGGCATACAAGCATCGTGTTGGAGAAATGGTCAGCTGGGGGTCCAGTGGTGGCAGGGCAACCGGCAAGATCACAAGAATTGTTTCCAACGGCAAGCTTGAGGTGCCGGATTCTTCTTTTACAATCAATGGCACACCGGAAGACCCAGCAGTGCTTATAAGAGTCTATAGAGACGGGAAGCCAACAGAAACACTTGTTGGCCACAAGATGTCTACGCTCAGAAGCGCAAAGGATGCCACGGAGATTATCGACAGCATTAAGGCTGTCGATATTGAGGGAAATGCCTCGCCGGAGGTTGCTCCGCTTGCTGGTTCCCCTTATAACCTTCTTATCGAAGAGGGGACTGATGTCGAAGACACCGATGAGGAAGACGACAGCGCGGAGAAGTCCGCAGTTAAGTCTTTTGGATTCGGTGACTTTGTTGCTTGGCAAAACACCGATGGTCCTGGTGGCTACGGTGAGGTCGAGCAGGTCGTCAAAGACGGTTCTGTTGTGGTTCCAAAAACAAATGAGGAATTCGCAGCAGTTCCAAATGATCCGGCAATCTTGGTGCGCGTTTGGGCGCAGAAGTCTGGCGATGGATACAAGCCAACAAGTGAATTTATTGGCTTGCTCTCATCGATGGTAAAGAAGGTAAAGGGCCCAGGCGAAGGCGCTGAAGACGCCCCAAGCCAGACGGCCACTCAGATTCCGGGTCTTGAAATTCTTCCCCCAGGGACAGTTCCTGGTGGGGCAAGTGCACAGGAGAAGTCAATGGATATCGAAGAGAAGAAGACACGTGTGACCGTTACGGTCAGCACGGACGCAGATGATAAGCAGCCAGCTGCCGCATCTGTTGCCCCCTCCGCTCCGGATGCGGCAGCCGCGGAAACTAACGAGTCACCAGAGGAGATTAAGGCCTCTGGCGATGACGTAGCGGACGGAGAGGTTAATGAGAAGGTTGATGACGTTGAGGATTCCGCAGAGGAAGAGAAGGAGGCTATCGATCCAGCTATCGAAGCCCTCCAGGAGCTCGGCGCTGAGCTCGTCCCTGCTGAGGCCGAGAAGTCACTTACCGATGAATCAGCCGCACAGCCAGAAATGGCCGAGGCGGAGGTTTTTGTTGTCGAGACCGACGGATCTTCTTTCGAGGAGGTCGAGTCGATCGCGAAGTCAGCCCTTGATGCAGCCAACGCTGCTCAGGAGGAGGTTGCCGCCGTTTCGGCTAAGGTAACCGAGCTCCTTGAGTCGAAGGCCAAGGTCGAGCAGGAACTTGCGAAGGCACTTGAACTCATTGATCGCATTAGCGAGCTTGGGATCGGTCGTAAGTCATTCGACAAGCAATCGCAGAAGGTAAACGTTAAGGCTGCCGAAAAGGCACCTTGGCTTAGCCCATATGTTCAGCGCGTCCTTGAGGCGCAAGACGAGGAGTAAAAATGTCTGAAGTACGAGAGAAGTTGGAAGATGTCGCGAAGGGCCTAGAGTCCCTTAACGGCACTCCGATCGGACGAGATCTCGATGTCGAGAAGAAGTCCGACTTTGATCCCGCTGAGGCCTATGCAGTTCAGCGAGAGCTTCGCAAGAAGTTCTCAAAGATGACTGCAACGGAACTCAACGAGATGCTTGATGTTCAGGCGTCGCGCGAAGTTGGGAAGCAGGCAGATGCCGGTATTCTCAATCAGCTCGCGATGTCGAACCCACAGATTGCAAAGGCCCTTGATAGCTCGGCCGGTACGGCGCTCATCCGCCAGGACCTCGAGCCAATCCTTTACAGCCTGTTCGTTAAGAAGTTCCCATTCTTTGAGCGTGTTCGCAAGGAGCCTGCAAACGGCCTCGTGCACGCGTTCAACCAGCAGACCGCTTACGGTGATGCAGTCTTCCAGACGGAGACCGGCACTGTAACGGATGACACCGCGACTTACAGCCGCCAGACGACCAATGTGGCCGTTCTTGCGACCCGCCGTGGTATCACGCTGAAGAATCAGTTCGCGCTTGGTCAGGGCGGCTCGCCGTTCAATGGCCTTTCGCAGGAGCTTGGCAGCGGCGTCACCGCCATTGCACACAAGCTTCAGAAGACTTTGTTCCAGGGCAACGCGACCGTTACGAGCGGCGCTGGCGCTGCAACCGAGCTTGGCGCATATGATGCCAACTCGTTTGACGGCCTCCGCAAGCTTCTCGGAACGGCAGCAAGCGCTGGTAACGAGATTGTTGGCAAGGGGACAGCTTCATACCTGTCCACCATCAACACTGCTGTTGCTGGCGTCCTGGACAACGGTGGCGCTCCGTCGGCCATCGTCTGCAGCCCAACCGACTACGCAGGGCTTGTGAATGAGCTTACAAACCTCGTTCGCTACAACGCCCCGTCGCAGACGGATCAGCTTGCTGGCGCAACCTTCGGTTCAGTCGTTACGGCAGCGGGATCACTTCCGCTTCTTGCCGTTCCTGGCGATGCCATTGGTTCGTATGCAATTTCCGGAACCGACTACCGCGATATGTACGTGGTAGACGAGGCCGGTTGGTCAATGCCATACCTTGGCTCTGACTCAATCACGACGCTCGAGATTCCGATCGGCGTCAACGGTGCACTCACGCGCCTCTACATCATGTATGTGATGTTCGGGTTCGCGAACAAGGCTCCGCAGTTCCAGGCCAAGATTCGCGTCACGGTCTAATCGGATAGTTGCTGAAGGGGCCTCGGGAGCAATCCCGGGGCCCCAGATGCGAAGGAGCAAAAATGTTTGAAGATATCAAGAAAGAAGAGCCAGTAGTGGATATTGCTGCAGTTGCCAAGAAGGCTGTTACGGCCGCTAAGGCCGCCGTTTCAGACGACGAGGTAGTTCGCATCCGTAATCACAGCGGTCTTTCATCGCTTGTTTTTGGAGACGGCACCGTTGCTCGTTTCCATGAAGGTGTTGCGCGAATTAAGGCTAAGTACCTAGTCCAGGCTGTTGCCCAGGGCTGCACGGTTGAGCCTGATGCGCCAGCAGCTCCAAAGCAAGAGCTTACGGCCGCTCAGAAGGCCGAGCTCGAAAAGGTTTTCGGCAAGTCCGAGTAATCAATCTAGCTTCAATGGGGCTCGCAGACACTTTTTTAGTGAAATGCGGGCCCTATTGTTTTAGGATGTGCAAATGATAAGAGTTAATGTATCTGTTTCAGATCCAGCCACGGCGGCTGCAACATACACCGGCATTCAGATTGGAAGGGCGGCATCCCAGGCGGATGCCAGCGCCCAGACTGGCACGTTCGCCAACCTCGGGACACTTTTGACCCTTGACGCAAAGATAGGAACATACTCATACTCTGACAGCACATCCCCGTATGGATATTGGTACACATGGAGGCTAACGGGAAACTCTGGAAATGGGGCTTGGGTTACTCCGTATCAGGGCGTTGATACCGGATACATCACTGTAGGCGAACTTCGTGAGTATGAGCTTGGCGCCCTTTCACTTCCCGACGGAACAGACTCAAGCGACAGCAGGCTGGAGAAGCTTGTGGGCGTTGCCTCTAGAATGGTTGATGGATACTGCGGATTCTCATTCCGCTACAAGACAACCGTAGAGCAGCATAGGTGGAATCAGCAGACCAGAAGGGTCTTCCCGTACTCAAGGCCGATTATCGCCGTCAATAGCCTTGAGGTCTTTGTGAGCAACCAGCAGCGGGCAACCTTTAGCCTTTCTGATCTTTATATAAATACCAGCCAAAACTACGTTGAGGTCACTAGCCTTGCAAACGTGACGTACTCGCTGTTCCCCGCCATCGTAGCGCTGGGACTTATTGACCCTGTCGCAGTAATAAACTACACGCATGGATACGCGGTGACCCCACAAGAGATCAAGGACGCTACTGCGCTGATTGCAATTGACCTTGCATCCCGCGATGCGCTCTATCAGTCTGGGATGGGCCAGCTGACCCGCCTGACGGTCGGAGATACGACCATGGAGCGCCTCCCGCAGTCGGCTCCAGGCAAGCAGTCTGCGCTGGCAATTCCACCAACGGCGGCAGCGATACTTGATCAATACATCGCGGTGTCTATTCGATGATCCCGGGAGCAATGACCACCGTCACGCTTAAGCGAAAAGGAATGTCGAGCCAGGACGCAACCGGAACGCCAGTGACAACCGATGAAACCATCTGGGTGAAGAAGTGCCACTATCAGTCACTCAGGGAGGATGGAAGCCGAGAGCACGCCAATCCAACCGGACCAGCCGCTAGGCAGGTGTATAGATTTTGGACTCCGTACCTTCAGGGAAGGGAGCGCCCCAGGCTCAATGACAGGCTAGTGGCAGACAGCTACGAGTTTCGCGTCATTGCGATTGACTTCGAGGCTGTCCGCCACCACCTTCTTGTTCGGGCAGAGCGGGTGGAACGCTAAGCTTCTAGGCACCTCAGAACCCTGAGGTCGTCCCAGCCGCGATTATCAACTACAACGGTGAGAATTCCTGTCGGCGCATCGACGCCAGCAACTTCCCTATACCACTGCGAGCCACCATCTAGGGATGGGACCTGAATGTGCGTTCTCGCACCGTGCGTCGCCATCGTCAGGTGGTGATAGTGCCCAGTCAAAAGCAGAGTTGCATCTGAGACTGGCTGCATGCCAAGCGCCTGCCTGGCCCACCAGCTCTCTACCTTGCCAACGGAGTTTCCACCGCCGCGCCTTGCCTGATGACCGTGGGCAAGGCCCACAATTGTTCCGTACACGTCAAGAGTCATTGTTAAGTCGTTCTTTGGGATGATGAACTTTACGTGCCCATATGCATCTGGGTTTGCCGCCAAGATCTCGGCGACCTGCTCAAATACGGCAACGTCGTCATTGTCGCCAAACGTTGTAAACGCCTTGCCGTTCTTTCTGTTCTCGCCGTGGTTTCCCGGAACACAGGCAACGATAACCTCTGGTGCAAACTTTGACCATTGAGATATCGCCCTGGTGATTAGCCTTCTCGCAACAGTAACCTGCTCTCGCCTGTCGAGGTCTGCCTGGAACGCCTGCATGTCGTAGTGGCCGTCGCAGTTTTCAATGATATCCCCAAGGCCTACGACAACCATCCTTGAGAGCGGTCTGCCAAGCTTTCGTAGCTCTTTCCAGCGAGCCTCAACCTCGTTGATTCCACGCAAGAAGCGCTCTACGATCTTTGCCGTCCCGCCATTCTCGCCCTTGCCAAGTTGCAGGTCGGAAATTGCAACCAAGAGCGCACTACCATCGGACGACACTTCTGGTCGGGAAAACTTGTGTCGCTTGATCTCTTCGATCATGTCACCGAAATCGCTATCTCGGGCTACGGCCTTCTTAACAACCTTTCCCTTCCACTGCCTGTTAAGAACGCCAAGGGTGTCTCCCCAGACGTTAAACAGCACTGGCTCGACTACCTCAAAGTGCTCTGGGTCAAGACCCCAGACCTTGAGTACGGTGTCCCAGTTTGGGGCAGACTCTGCTGGCATGCCATCCGTGACGATGGTGCCGTCATTTCCATTCCAGGAAACTCCTGGCTCCCAGCCTTCTGCATGTTTTCTTTTTGGCTTTCGTGAAGATTCAATATCTTGCTGAACCGCAAGTATCTTATTAAGTTCCTCACTCACTTTGCGCACCCGCATTCATTCCTGCGATGTCTGGACATTGTGTGAGGTCGGACCTGATGGCCTTTCTCAGAGAGCCACCTGCAGATCGCAACGATCATGATGGATTCGTCTTTCATTGCTTCAGACATTGCCTGCTGCTCGTCTTTCCCAAGCTTCTTATAGGCAATTCCAGCGCCGCAGAGTGGACCCTTCTTTGCCGAGTCCGCCCGCATTTGATTAACCATTTCTTGTACGGACATCTGTACCTCCATTTATATGCACGCGGTGACTACCACGCGTTCAGCCAGCATAACACTTATACGGAAAGTTTTCAACATAGATGTGGAAATCCCCCCGCCTAAGCGGGGGGATTCCTTGCTACTTCGAGAAGAGTCTCGACAAGAGGCTCTTCTTAGCCTTTGGCTTCGCCGCCTTTGGCGCTGCCTTCTTAGCCTTTGGCGCTACCTTTTTAGCAGGCTTCTTTGCCTTGGTGCTTGCTGCCATTTCACATACTCCTTGCTACGTCGGCTATTTGCCGCGTAACGGAGTATATCACGGCTTGCGGGTGTCGTCCAACTCGTCTGGATCGTAGGCTTCGTTGGCAAGGCTTCCTGCAAGCTCGTCAGCAATGCCGTCCCCGTCCGTGTCGATGGCGGAGCCAGCAATGTGGGCCGTGGAGGCCTTATCTGCGGCAACGGCCTTAGCCTTGCCGACGCCAAACTTGCCGTCTTCTGGGTTTAGGGCGCGGACAATGACCTGCAGGCAGGCAGCAAGGCCAGCCGAAATAACCGTCCTAAAGTCCCCGCCGCTAATGTCGAGAAGCGGGATTCCAAGGCCAAGGGCTACCGCGATCGAGGTCGCGATAAAGGCACGGGCTGCCTCAAGGAGCATCTCGTCAATTCCGGTGTTGTCTTTAATCCAAACAAGAGCGCTCTTAATCATTTAATATCTCCTACTACTTCTCGATGATGATGACGTGCTTGAAGGGCGGAGCGTTGTGCTCGCCCGACACGCGCTTTGAGTCCGCAATAGCCTTGAGCTGCGCCTCTGTCACATTGACGCCGAATTGCTCCTTGCCCTTGCCTGATCGCGTTGGGCATGCCCACATCCAGCCCTCAACAGGGTCCCAGGCGGCTGCAGTCATGTGCCCATAGCCGCTGGTGATATGGGTCTTGTCCTTCTTGGACCAGTACCTTGCCCAGCCAGCGTGCCAGGCGCTTACCTCAACCTCTTTTGGGTAGCCGATTGGCTGCTGGACCCAAACAATCAGGGATGCGCCCTTCTTGCAGCTGTTCACAACGTCGGTCCAGTCCTTGGCCCATCTGGCCTTTGCGCCAAGCACTTTAGCCGTCTTTATAAGGTCGCCAAGCGAAGACCCGTTATCCGAGACCCCCTGCTTGTCCTTATGCCCGGTCGCCTTCTCCTTGGCGGCAATTCCCTGCGCCGCAGAGAAATCCTTTCCAGGGGCGTACTGGAATACCCACGATACCGCTGCGGCAACGCTTGAGGGGCCGCAATCGTCAAGAATGCCACCCTTTTCCTCATGGTCAAGCTGAGACTTTACCTTGAACTTCATGAAAACCCCCTAACTAGAACCTCATTTGAGGTAATGTCATTTTACCAGGGAGTATGGGCTGTTTCTAGCCTTCAAGTTCTGCGACACGAGCCTCAAGAGCTTCAATTTTTACAATAGCCTTCTGAAGGGAGACCATCGCCAGCATATATACATTATGCCAATTTACCGTCTCAACATCGCCAGAATCCGATTCTGGCGTATTAATTGCATCTGGAAAAGTGCCAATAAGGTCGTCAATCAGCAGGCCGTGTTGGATTTCGCTATCAACATGGTGAAGATCTGGCCACTGAGATCGCATTGCATCAGCATCCCACTTGAATTTTACAAAATTTAGAGACTTAAATACATCAATTTCTAGAGGCGTACTTGCAATTTCCTTTTTGAACCTTGCCCACGAGGTCCCTGTTGAACGCCTAATTTGATGACCCCCAGTAATGGCAACCCACATTGCCATGTTGTTAATTTGACCAGTTCCGCTTGTTGTTCCAAGCGCGCTTGCCTGAAGTGTTCCAACCGTAGTGGTGTCAGGAATAACCACTGAGCCGCCAACAATGTTGTTGTCGATAGTTAAGGTTGTGCCGTCATGATCAATTGTGGCTAGGATGCTATTTGCTTCAGTTCTAAAAGTAAGAGCTGGATCCTCTGCTCCGAGTGCGTCAATAAAAACGTCCGCACCGTTTGCAATGATGTTCCCATTTGAAGTGAAGTTCGCAGAAGTAGTGACAGTCCCAGTGCTGTCAACTGAAAAAACAGTACCTGGAGACCCCCCTGCAGTCCCGTTAAATACCTGAAACGTTCCATCGGAGGTAAACCCGAATCGTGCGGTGAAGGCAGTTGCGGTAGGCGCACCCTCGTCGTAGTGCCCAGCGCGAAATGCCGTCCCAGCATTCACGGCAATTTCTCCGTATGTATTATTTTGATTTGCAAGGATAGATGGCTTCGTTCCGGAGTTGGCAACAATAAGGTTATTAAGTGTTGCGCCCGTTGCCGTCATTAACCCAGCGCTGCTCACCCTGAATGGAGCAGATGAAGCGGTTGCATTCCCCGCAAAAAACGGGAATGTTCCTGGCGCCATTCCAACCGAGTTTCCAGAAGAACCGGCGGTCAGCGAGGACGCATTGATGGTAAATCCGCCGATTGTTCCGCCACTAGCAGTTATTGAGCCAGTAAAAGTTCCGGAGGTTGCAGTAATTGCCCCGCTGATTGTAGCGCTTGTTGCTGTTATGGCCCCCGTATTACTTACCGTAAAGTTTGTGGATGTTATTGCATTTGTCCCACTGTTGACCAGAGAAGCCCCATATGGGGAGACCTCTGTTTCGGCAACAGTTGCACTAGTTCCTACGGTGTAGGAGAACTTGGTGGCGGTTGGGGCTGGGCTCGCAAGGATTGTAAATGTCCCGTCAAATGGAGCGCCGATATTTGTTATCTTTACGCTATTTCCTGAGGAGTACCCGTGAGAAATTGTTGTCGTAAGCGTTGCCGTTGTTCCCGATTGCGCCTTGAAGGATACGTCTCTAAGGTTTCCAGCTCCAAACCTTGAGTCAATGACAAGCGCGCCCGACTTTATAACAGAGGCATCTAGCCCGGCAGCAGAGATAAGGCCCGCGGTGATGCTGTTGGCAACAATATCAGATGAGCCAACTGCGTTAACCCACGTTGATCCGTCAGACCTTCTTAGGCCAGGCGGCGTACCGCCAAGATGGTAAACAAATGTTCCGGATGGATATGACGCGCTTGGAAGCGTTGGCAGTGTTGCAGAACTAATAATTTCAATAGCCTTAAGACTTGCTGCCAATTTTTCTGCGGTGATTGATCCGTCCGCAACCGTAACTGTCGGCTCATTCGGTGCAATCGGTTCAGTTGTTTCGCTAAAATCACTGGCGGTTAAGTCCGATGATAAGGATCTAACTTTATACCTATACTGAAGAGAGGCAACAAGGCCGGAATCATTAACGTATGTGGCTTTTGTGTTTTGAACCGTTCTAAATTCGGTGAATAGGTAATAAACATATCCCTCCGCGCTGGTGGAGGCTATGGTGCCACTAGTAACAGATGAATATGTAAAGCTTGTTGTGGTCGTGCTGGAGACAGTCCACTGGCCCTCAAGGCCGCTAAGGCTTGTCTGGGTTGGATCAAGATCAACCCTGATCGTATCTCCGTTTACCAGACCGTGCGCTGCCGAGGTCGTAACAGTGACAGTTGAGCCGGATCTTGAGACTTCTGATATTACCTTGAAGATTGCATCCTGTCGCTGCACTTCAAACGATGAAAGCTTCTTGTTAATTTCCTTCCCCTCGTCAAACGACCACGCAAGCGAGATCATCTTGTCGTTGGAAGAAACCGTAAGGTCAGAAGGGCTGTCTGGAATGTCTGGAACTGGATTTACTGCCTCTAGTTCTTTTATCTTCTCGCTTAGTCTGATGAACGCGCTTCTCTGCAGCCTTACGTCGCCACCAACAGTGATGGTATATACAATGTCCATGCCGACCATCTCTGCCGCAACCGACTTGACAATGAGTGGCTTGGCAACCCCAAGGGTTTCCCAGATAAATGGAATAATTTGTCCGACTTCTGGGACTGGATACTCGTTGCCGTCTGCGTCCCACGGGCGCATTTTAAACGTGTACGACTCTATTGGCAGGCCGTTTTCTTTCCAATACCCAGCTGCCGAAAGCTCTGCGTCTGCAAGTGTTTCCACTCGGTCGTCTGTAATTGCTGCTTCAACAATTTTTCCGTTTGTTGCCCAGACACCAGGAACAAAGTCGTAGTCAACGTACTGAACCGGATTTCCGCTTATGTCTGTAAGCGCAACCTTGTTGCCGCTTGAGTCTTTTGTCCTAAATACCGCATAGAGATGGAGCCTGTTTGCTGTGTTGCCTGACTCTACTGGGCTTGTTGGAATTTCCATTTCATAAATAGGAACCGCGTAGCTAGTAGGATCTTCAGTCTCACCATACCCAAGCGATCCAGTAAGCTCGATTGCGCTCCAGTCGGTGAATGCGGCCGACCCAGTCTGAGAGCTGGTGCATTGACCCTCCAGTCCAAAGTATGCTGCATTTGCAGGGGCCTGTATAATTTTCCAAATTCTGTGCCATGTCTGTAGTGGGTCTCCAGGAATATTTCCAAGTTGGTCTGAATGTATCTGCGTCCCCGAAGAGTTGTACCAAAGAACGTACGCCCCGAGCCTGCCCTGATGTGCGCTTACCTTGCCACGAACTGAAAAAAAGTACTTTTTCCCAGGAACAGTTGTTGGCCTGCTGGCTGAATCTGTTGTTATAGTTGTGTTTGATGTGCTTGAAAGAACGCTATACCCAGCCCCGTACGGGCCACTAGTGGATGCCTGGAGGGTAAACCCGGATGCGGTTGTCCATCCGTTTAAATTTCCATCATAAAGGCCGTTAACCACTAACTCTTTTGGTGTTTTTGCCCCGTAGTGAAGATTGGTGGAATAATTCCCTAGGCCATCTATTGATCCTTTGTCAACCCAATACTCAGCGCCCGTCTTTTCAGAGATGTAGTCAAGTATTTGCCTGACAGTCCTACCGCCGTACTGCTCTGCATTTGGCGTATCGCTCTCCTGGAAATACGGGCTAAATCGGTATTGGGTATCAACTGCCTGTACATAGGTTGAAGTATTAAGACCAATATCTGTTACCCACGAGCTATCAAATAGTCCGCCAAAAACAGAAATTGGGTAGAGCCATGATCTGACATTGTCTGGCCCTATTCCGATTCTCCAGTTTGCTCCGGCAACAGTGTAAATCTCTCCGTCAGACCATCCCCTTGCAGAAGATGTTGTCAATACGGTTGGCGACTCCACCGTGCTGTATGACTGGATAATTGCAGCACCGCCAGAAGTTAGGCTTGCATTTGTTGTAGTTGCAGATCCGTCGTCACCGGTTTTTGCGTATCTAATCGTTGTGGAAGACGGAACGCTTGTAATTATTGCAAAATCTTCTTGACCGACAGAAAATCCAGGAGTTTGAGGTATTGTGACAATAATTGGGTCCCCGGCAGACAGCCCG